TACACCACAAGTTCCTGTCGGTCGGGGATCTCGCGCTTGCCCGAGTAGCCCTCGCGCACCTCGTCCACGCCGCTGTTGTCGGCGACGCGGTTGATGATCTCGCTGTCCCATCCGTCCTCGCGCTCTGCTTGCTCCAGCAGATCGTCGCGGTCGATCACCCAGCAATGCCCCATGTACCGAGCATCCTCGGTGTTGGTCGCAGCCGGGTCCATGAAGAACCGATCCGGGCTGATGCGGTACAGGCGAGGCAGGAACGGCTCGCCGCCGTCGATCTCCCGGTAGCCCTTGCGCGGCTCGTTCACGACCATGCCGACCCCGTAGGCCAGCAACATATCGGTGGCTATGCGCTCCAGCGTGTTCCGCACCTTCGTCATCTTGCACCAACGGTTGATGCCGACCTGAAGGATCCCGGCGCTCATCGACTGCGTGACCGGGCGAGCGCTCTTCACGCGGATCTTCGGAGCGTCATGCACGATGCGCGGCAGCAGCAGCGCCACATACTCATGCACGAAGTTCTCCGGGTCATCCTCATGGGTGTCGATTGCACGGTAGGCAGGACCGTGGAATCGCTCGATCAGCCTTCGCCACTCGGACAGATGCTGGTCGCGGAAGTCTTCCGCCGCCTCGACCTCGCGCATCAGCGAATGCAGATCAAGTTTGAGCATGGCTCAACGCACTCCCTTGCGGTGATAGCCGCCCTTCTTGCCTCCACCCATTCCGCCGCCCATGCCGCCGCCCTTGCCGCCGCCAGCGTGACCACCGTCACCGCGACGCGCCATTGCGCCGCCGCCCTTGCGGGAAGACGGGGATGGACGAGATGCCTTCTTCTTGCCGTACATGACTCTTCTCCTTTGCAGCCTGCTGCTGCTGTGTTGCCTTGTGCGCGACGAGCGAGCGGATCACCTCCGCGTCCTCGCCACTTGCGTAGTGGCGCTCGTCATCGATGTACACGACGATGGTGTCGCCCCGGTCCTCGCACTTGTCGATGCGCGAGACAGGGATCAGCACGTTTCCGTTGCAGCGGATCAGCACTTCTTGCCGCCCTTCTTCTTGCCCTTCTTCACTTGCGACCTCCCTTCTTCTTCGCACGCGCCGGGAGCGACTTCATGCGCGGGGTCTCCTTCGCCCAGCGCTTCGCGATCTTCGGATGCTTCGCGAACATGAAGCCTTGCTGCGCCTTCGACTTGAACGGCATCAGTAGCCCTTGCCCTTGGTCATCTTCTTGCCGACCTTCTTGGCGAACGCCTTCGCAGCCGCCTTGCCCTTCGTGGTGTACGGGAACGACTTCTTTCCGACCTTCGGCATCACTTGCCCTTCCAGCCGCGCTTCATGGCGGCGTAAGACTTCGCGCTGACGGTTGACTTCGACTTGGGGCGCGAGATCCCAAGACGCTTGCGACGGTTGATGTTGCCGACGAGAGAGTTCTTCGCCATGATCAGCAGCCCCAGCGCTTGCGTGCAGCCTTGCCGCGCTCCCCGGTCCACGACCGGGACCGAGCGCAGAACGACTTGTGGCGCGGGTTGTCCTTGTCCTTCGTCGGGGCTTGCAACTTGCTGCCCGTTGCACGGTTGTACTTCGCCCTGCCCTTCGCAGTCAGCCCAGCGCCCTGCGAAACAGGCAACTTCTCGCCGCGCCCGACTGCGAGCGACGGTCCACGCTTCCTAGCCATTGCGTACCTCTTCGTGCTTGAGGATCGACCCGAGCGTGTGTTCACCGAACTCGGGCTTCTCGGGGATCGGCTGCCCCACTTCATCACACAACATGAGCGCACCAGCGAGCGCGATGACGCGGTCGCCGTGCGACTCACGCGCACCGCTCGCCTCGTCGCGACGCGACCCGGCCTCGATGCTGCCATCGTCCAGCACCACATACTCCAGCATCTCGTCGAGGCACTCCTCGCTGCGGACGATGCACTCGCCCTGCGCCATCTGCCGCGACAGGTTGCCGAGCAACGCACGCTTCGCACGCTTGCTGCTCGTCCAGCCGACGCGCATGGTGCGCTGCTCCGTCGCCGTCCCCTCCTGACGCTGGCGGTAGATGTTGCGCCACCCGGCTCGCTCAAAGTCGTGCTGCATCGACGCGCCGGGACCGTTGGTCTCCCAGCCGATCAGCGGCTCGCGCCGACCGCGCCACACCTTGCGACAGGCTTGCGCGATCTCCAGCGCGAGGTCGTAGGGCGGGATGTTCGGATCGACGAACTCGGCGACGGTCTCGCGCTTGTTCGCGTCCATCACGCACGCCGCCGCGTTCGCGCTGCCCGTGCCGTAGGACGGATCAAGGAACACCACATACTCGCACACGCGATCAGGTGCAGCCCATACGCGCCATCGTCCCTGCGGCTGCGGCTCCAACTTGCCGTTCACGATCTCGCAGCGCTTCGCAGTCTTCGCGTACTCCTCGCGGTGCTGCGTGACGATGTGCGATGCGAAGAACGACGCGCCGCTGCCGACGCTCTCGGCGAAGACGTTCTGCGCGAGGTCGATGCGATCACGGCGGCGCAACTGGTCCGACAGCCACGGTGTCCATGTGTAGGTCGCGCCAGCGAACCCGGTCACGCTGCCGTCCTCGTCCACGCGCTGCACCGCGCCGCGTCCCTTCTCGGGATGCTGCCAGTACATCAACTCGACAAGCCTCGGCTCGCCTGTGGTGCGTGCCGTGCTGACCAGCCTCGCGTACTCCGTTCCCGCGCCGATGGGCGTGCTGCACGCGATGCGGCACGACGAGCAGTCGGCTGCGCTGCGCCATGCAGCGTCGGCGTGGTCGAGCGCGGCGAACTCGTCGAACAGGACGAGCGTGCGGCGACCGCCGCGCCCGATGTGTTCGGTGCTTGCCTGTCCTGCGATGGTCGCGCCGCTGTCCGGGTGACGCAGCATCATGTGCTGCCGCCACTCGCCGCCCTTGGCGAAGCGCTCGGGCTTCGCCGGGAGCAGCCACTCGGGCTGACCAGCGACGAGGTAGTCCACCTTCCAGAAGAGCGAGTCGGGGTCGCCCGTCCGGTCAACGAGGTCTTCGACGCGACTGACGAGCAGCGACTGCCAGCCGTGGAACATCCAGCCCCACACGCTGACGGCGCACAGCAGCCACGACGCTCCCATGTCGCGAGTCTTCCGCACCACAACATCACGACCATCACGCACAGCAGCGACGATCTCGCTCGCCGCGTCGCGCTGGCAGTCCCACAGGATGAACGGTGTGTGCGGTGTGGTGACCGGGCGCTCGCGTCCGGTCGCATCGATCTCCTTCACGCGGTACGTCCACGCGCAGCATTCACACCACGCTGCGAAGTCTTCACGCAGCGCTGCACGAAGATGCGCTTGCTCTGTCGGGTTCGCACGCAGCACGCGCTCGCGCAGCGCGATGATGCGATCAGTTTCGCTCGACACCGATCCGCGCTCCCCACTCGCGCAGCATCCGCGCTCCAGCGCTCGCGTCGCCGTTCTCGATCTTGATCGCGCCGCCGTCCGCGCCCGTGTGTTCGATGGTCGTGCGCTCGCGGTACTTGCGCGGTCGCAGCGCCTTGAGCCGGAAGATCAGCAGCGTCGCAGCGCTGCGGTCCATCTGCCGCTGCCCGTTGATCGCTTCGTCGGCGATCTTCTCGTAGCGGTCTGCGATCTCGACATCGAGCGCTTCCAGCGCTGCGTGGAATTCGGGATCGATGCGCCGCCACGACGAGGGCGTGCTGATCGCGACACCAGCGATGCGGCACGCGCCGTCCCAGCCGTGATCAGGGAACGCAGCCAGCCACGCCTTCTTTGCGGCTTCGATATCCCCCGCCGCGCTCTTCGGCGGTCTGCCGGGTCCACGCCTCTTCGGTGCTGGGCTGGGCTGCGGGGTCATGCTGGGCTGGTTACCACACGCGGCTGCGAAAGTCAGCGATTCCAGCCTGATTTACCCACTTGCCTGTCCTGCCCTGTGTGGTACTCTGGTGGTGCGTTGTGGGAGTGTTCCCACAGCGCTACGCAACCCGGACGGAGAGACACCGATGACCACCGAGACCGACTACGAGATCCGCAAGACTGCTCGCTGCAACCGCATCGCACGCGACCCGCTGTGCGCCATCGCGGACTTCGTGCGTTGGCACACCAAGCGCGGCTTCACCTTCACGATCCAAGACGAGGAGTGCGAGGGCATCTGCACGCCGCGCACGAAGCGCGTGATCGAGATCATCCGCGCCGTCTACGAGATCGAGATCGCGACCTTCAGCATCGTCGGT